TTGATAAAATTTACAAATTTGAGAAACTAACTTCGTTTCGATCCTTTCTCACAAGTGGTATCTGACGCATCAGGCACAAGGATATTTAGATTTCTACTCTGTTAAGTTTTTACTGACCCACAATTCCACTTCCTTAAAGCAAGGGCTTTGCGAGTTAGCTTGCCATTCTTTTTTAGTGGTCCTTTTACCTTAGACATTCTTGCACAAAAAGATTTTCTTCTTGCTTTCTGTCTAGGAGAAAGACCTGTCTTTTTAGTAACAGGAGCTTGCAAGTTTCCACCTGTTGCTCGGTTGTATTTTCTACGACCAGAAGCAGTAAGACCACCTGTGGGGTCTTTGTCCTTCTTAGTCATTGATACACCTTTAGACATAAAAAATGTAAGCTATTTAAAATATAACACTCTTATGCAATCTTTAAACTATTTCTTTTTCTTCTTCTATGTTGATAAGTAATATTTTTAGAACTTGTCTTTTCTCTTTTAAACCTGGCTTTCTCTTTACTACTCATCTCACTTGTAGTCTTAGGAGTCTTGCTACTAATTCTTTTAGATGGTCTGCAAGCAGGGTAAGGTCTGCCTTTTTCATTAGTACCTCGACCACATTTCTTGCCTGTTTTGACATCAACCCATTTTTCTTTAAACCATCTTTTAAGACTCATAACTATACAATTTTTATATTACCTGATTTTAGTGTCATCTCTTGAACCATAAAAGTAGGTGAATAAATTCCTTTAGTTAGTTTTTCTTTTCTTTTCTTTTCAAGCTGTTTTATTTCTTGACAAAGCTTTTGGTATTTAAAATCATTCATTTGCCTACTTGTTTCTGTGCAGTAGTATGTGCAGCTTTAAATGATTTACCTTCACGCATGAGCTTTTTCATAAGGTTCATGTGTTTGGGTGTGTGATGAACTGAATGTGCTTTCAGTTTTCTCATCTGTGAAAGATTAAGCTTTGCCATTTTTCTTTTTGTTTCTTAATCTGCGAACTAATAAAAAATCTTCTTTAGTGAGTTTACCATCACCAGTTTTATCAAGATTTTTCTTTTGTTTAGCTGATAGTTTTTTCATGCTTTAGTGTACCCTCCACCTGCTGCTTTGTATTCTCTTACAAGTTGTCCACTTGCATAAGCACTAGGCCATTTTTTGACCCTTGCTTTTACTTTAGCTTTAATTCTTGCATAAAGCTTTGGTTTTGTAGGTTTGTTAGCCATTACCAAATACGTTAGAACCTTGTAAACGCTGTTTCACGTTTTCTGTATATGCTACATCTTTTTCCCAACGAGGATCAGACATGGCAGTTACTACTTCTGCTGTAGATCTAAATGGTGTAGGTCCACTTGTTGAAGCACGACCTGAGTAGAGACTTGGTTCAACTCCCATAGCGTTATTGTATTGTGAATAGATACCTTGAACAGCCAACTTAATAGCAGGTCCATCTCCAGTATCGGTAAGTTTGTTAAAAGCCTGGACTTCTTCAGCAGGCAGATTTTCTATAGCCCAAGAAACCATCTGACCATAGCTTTCATCTCCACCAACTGAATCTTTTATACCTTGTGCATCAACTTCACCTGCTATCCCTGCATTACGAAGACCATCTAAATAGGTATCAACAATTTGTCTTGAGAAACCAGCTTCATTTAGTTTGCTGTAATCATCTTCAGAGATTTCATCATTTTCTGCAAATCTATTTGATATGTCTTGTGGATCAATACCAACTTCTTCTAAGACAGAAGCAAGACCTTCTCCATAAAATTCTTCTGCATCAAAATCAGAATCATTTGTTTCCTGTTCTGTTTCTGCTTCTTCTGTTTGTTCTTCAGCGTTAGCTTCTGGTTCTTCTCTGGTTTGATCTATAGCACCAAGCTTACCTTCAAGTTCTTTATAGCTGCCAACAAGATCTTCAACAGTTTTAAACTTGCCAGCATACAAACCATTTTCATCTTTTAAACCTTCCAAGTCGTTAGCCGACATTGGCGGTGTTTCTGAAACATTAACTTGTGATGATGTCATAGTAGTTTTCTTTTAACTATAGTGAATTGTATTGCCATGTCCAGTAACGACATCACCTGACTTCTCTGGTACAGGGTTAGTTTCGTTTACACCGAGTTCGCTAACAATAGCTTTTTCTGGTGCATTTTCTGGTGTTTCTTTTTTTGTACTAGGCTTCTTGCTGGGCATCTTGAGTTTCCTCCATTGGTAGTTGTTGTTGAGCATCAGCTAGTTTTTTAGGATCAACTAAAGGTGAACCTAAAGCAGCAGGTCCAAGACTTTGAATAAGCTGCTGTTGTTGTGCTGCCTGTTGCTCTTCTTGAATTTGCTCTTGTGTTTTTATAAGGTTAGCAGTATCAATTCCTATACTGGTAGCAAGACGTTTGACTGCTTCATCTACATTAACGTACTGTCTCATAACATCTGGTCCTAAAGCTTGAGCGACAGTTCCTATAAACTCTATTAATTTATTTCTATCATTACCTCTACCAAGTCCTTGTAGTCCTGTAACGATCTTAGGTTTGACCAGTTCATCAGGCAGCTTGGGAACTTTACCTTGTCTTACAAGTAAGTGCATACGTCTTCTTAGATAAGGCAGTTGAAACTCCTGAGTCAAGATACTGTAGATACCACCAAGACTATTCTCTAGTTCTTGTGCCATAAGATTTATTTCTGCTGCTGTTACTCTTTCAGCGTCACGTTGTACTGATCTTGCCATCAGGAAAGCAAACTCAAGTCTTTGTTCAATACGTTGTATGGCACTAAAGGCAACATTAAAATCACCACCTTTGCCTACCTGCATTACAGAAATATCTGATGCTGTACCTTCTCTTACTGCACCATTTGGAGCTTTTGCTATTGTGGCTGCCCTAGTAACCCCATTAGGATTTACAAGGAATATAGTCTTTGCACTTGCAGCAGCACCTTCTATTATTGCCTGCATCAAAGACTCAAGACTGATTAAATCTCCTCTGTATTCTTCAACATATCCTCTTCCATAATCTTCACCATCAACTCTGATAAATCTAAGAGGTAGCCAGGGTGTTACATCAACTCTTGATCTACCATCTGTACCTGGTATCTTTTCTCCTTTACATTCTTGAAACCAGAAGACATCATCATTGATCCTTTGAATATGTGTATATATATCAAGATCATCTGTCATTGTCTTGGCATCATAGTTCTCTTTTTTTTTGATCTGTTCTAAGAAAGCAGCAGGCAAAGCCTGTGGGTGAACTGTTTCTTTTGTAAGTATTTCTAAGACATTACCTACTTCATCTCTTTTACATACAAACTTTGATAATGGATATACCTTCAATCCTTTATCTGTCAGATATAACAAGACATTACCAGACACGACAAGATGCTTGATAGCTTCAAACATAGCAACTCTGTCATTAGATATTTCTATCTGATTCATCAAAGCATTTTCTATTGTGCGTAGTCCTTTATCTATTTCACTTTGCATTTGTTCTTGCCCTTGCTTTCTAATTTCAAGAGCATCTATTTCTAATTTAAAAAATGATGTGCTTGGTGGAAGCAAAGTCATTAATAATTTATTCGACAAACTATTAACACCACGACTACCAGTAGCCTGGAAAGGAGTTTTGATTCTTGCTCTTGTGCCAGATGTCTGTTCTGGTATCAAGCTTGGTATTGTTAATTTTGAAGATTCTTTTGCTTCTCTATCGTAGGTTGATCTACTGCTAACAAGTGCTTCATACCTACCTGCTGCGGTTGTGCCTTGTGCTGAGTATTCCATATTAAGTTGGGTAATTTAGATTACCAGAAGAACTACCTGTTGTGCCTAGTAATGGTATCTGTAAAGATTTAGTTCCCATTCTTCTACCCAAAGCAACCTGACTTTCACTCTTTTTCTTTTTCTGTTGCTTACCAACTACAACTGCATCAGCAGTCTCTTCTATAGGAGAATCTTCTGGCTCTGGTGCAGGTGCAGGTGGTGGTGATGGTTGCCTAAAAAAACACATAACAAGTGTATATTATTTTTTCTTTATACTAGCATGAGCTAAATGATTGTCTTCTTTTTTGTTTGGGAAAGCTTTTTGGCTGTCGTAATAGTTGGGTTTTGTTTTGCACTTACAATTTTTAGACTGTCTGCAACTTGTGGAACTTTTTTAGAAGTTTCTTCAATATTTTCCTGTTCACCTGTAACTACAACAGGATCATTTTTACTTTGATATTTTTGTACCGCAGGTTCTCTTCTACGACTACCGAAAAAACACATAGTTAGTTCTCCAATACTCTGTTGCTTAACATAGTTTCTTTTTGTCTAAGTTGTTGTTCAATTAAATAATCAACAACAGACCTTTGCCCTGCACGATACCACACCTCACGATCAGAAAGCGATAGATCTGGGTGTCTGTTAGGAAACACTTGATCTAAAGCTTGTATAAGTTCATCAGTAATAACTGGTAAAGGCACAAAAATTTAAGAGCTATTCTTATAGTATATGTTAATGTGTAGATAACAAGGAGTGGTTACCTTGTTGTATTGCAAAAAGAAAACCTCTAGGTAAGTGGTTCTATCTAGGGGTTTTCTTTATGAGAACTTGTGCTATATTGTTTATTAAGTTTGAGACTTCGGTCACTTTCCAAAGCCTACAGCCCTCAGGTTTATGAGAAGGTGCTATCAAGAACGAGAGGGCAACTAATATACAAAGAAGCACTAACAACCTATGCTACTGTGTTGTTGGTGCTTTCTTTTATGGATTCCAAAGTTTTACTTCACCTGTCTGATAATTATAATCTCCTTCTCTTAATATTCTTGTCAGTCTTGCGTTCAAGATAGCGTCAGCTATTGTATAACCTTTTTTTGTATATGTTTCCTGTACCTTAGACCATAGTGCTTCTTTAGTATCAGGTGTATCAGCCAATGTCTTGCTTGCTGTAACCATACCCATACCTTTGATTCCTAGTATTCCGTCACCTGCATCACCAGCTAGAGACATTTCAAACCAATGTCTAGTTGCTTTCTTGTTTGTTATATGTTCTATCTCTTCAGCAGCTATAAGCTTACAAGGTAAAGTTCTCATATCCTTATCAACTGAAACTATAATCGGATCTTTGTATCTGCCATTGGTAGCAAGCAAACCTAATACATCATCACCTTCTAGGTTTTCATAGGCAACAGTTTCATATCTTTGTTTTACCTCTTTAATAACTCTTTTAAGTGCAAGTGGTTTGCGTTTACCTATCCTGTTAATCTTGTACTCAGGGAATATCTCATGTCGAAATGTAGGGTATGAAGTAAAGCACATAACTATGTCATGGTTATTATCAGCAATACCTCTATAAACATCTAATCTGTTTTCAATCAGATTAAGTATATCTCTTTCATCAGAGTGAAGAGTATGCTCCCATTCATTCCAACGTGTGTCTTCTTCACAAGCACAACAGGAATTGAATATCAACCAATCAGCATCTATTAATAGTGTCATAATTAATCTCCAAAGGTGTCTTCATAAACAACTAACCGACCTGTGTTCTGGTCGTACAGTAACCTATCTACTTCTCCTGTCATACCAGTATGTCTTGACTTAAGTATCTTTAGTTGTAGTCTTGATCTTTCGTATGCTTCTCCTACCTGGTTTCGTGAAGCACCAAGAACAATATCACTTAACTGAACCAGGCTATGAGATCCTCGTAGATCAGAAACAGATATGTCTCTACCTTCCTCATGTCCTTGGCCCTGTGGCCTGCGTAAATGACTGACTACTATTAAAGCTATATTTGTAGATTCACATAAGCTTCTAAGCTTTGTCATGGTCACATCTATAGCTCTTCGTTCATTGTCTAGTTCAAGACCAGACATGACTATAGATATGTGATCCAGTATAACTACCTTTACTTTATCTACTGTTGCCAGATACCTTATCTGTTCAAGCAATACATCAGGATCAAGACTACCAAAGTGGTTATATAAAAATAGATTTCTTGTAGATGTCAGCTTATCAAATGCAGCTTTGATCTCTTCATCTGTATATCTATTGTCGTTGAGATGTAAAGGGCAGTTAAGATCAATGCCAACCAATCCCTGTAATGTTCTTTGTACTGTTTCTTCTAGTCCTATATAACCTACCTTGATGTCACGTTGCAGAAAGTGATAAGCCATCTCTCTACATATAGTGCTTTTACCTGCACCACTACCACTAGCTATCGTAAACAGTTGGCTTGGAAATAAACCTCTTGTATATTCATTTAGTTTTGGATAAGGAAAGTCTGATATAGGTAGGCTTGTTTCTTTATTAAATAGATCCCAGGCATCAGCAGCATTTATTAAACTGTCTGGTCTTACTGGTCTAGCTTTCCATAATCTATCTCTTACAAGTTCACCTTCGTTTAATACAAGATGTTCATTGACATCTTTTCTATCTAGTCTTGCAATAGCAACCTTACCTTTAGGCAAGACCTCCATACATTTCTCACTAGCTTTCTCCCCTGCTTCATCATTATCAAAGCAAAGAACTATACGACAATAATTATCAAGCCATTTATAGTTTGCTGCCAGATACTTGGCTGCTGACTGCACTCCTGACGGAATAGATATACAAGGAAACTTATTACCTTGTATCTGACTAGCACTCATGCAGTCAATCTCTCCCTCGCAACAGGTAACAAAGACTGATCCATTACTACCATGTTGTCTCCATAAATGCTGACCCCATAGTTGTACTTTTGACATATCACCAATCCATATAAACTTCTTGTCTTGAAACCTTATATGCTGTGCTACATCTTTACCGAATTGATCCTTGTAAGTAGCCACTTGAACTGGTTGTCCTCTATATTCTCCCTGTCCATAACCAAATAGTTCGCAAGTCTCTTTAGTGATTCCACGTTTAGGTAGAGCTATGGGTGTCACCTTTAATAACTTAGGTGATGGCTTTCTCATTGGAATGATGTTAGTCAATTTCTTTTCTTTCTTGTTTGGGTAGTAGGTATAGCCACAGTCCATAGTAAAGCAATGTTCATGTCCATCATCAAAGACTGCACAATTCTTTTTGCCACACTCAGGACAAATCTTTTTACTCTTGTATTGGCTCTTCATCTAAATTACATTTGTGTTCTTTCAAGCTGACATCAACCCATGTTTTACCATTAAAAACTCTCCACATTTCATTAATAGGATCAAAATAAATAGCACCTGCTTTTGGATTGTCAGGCATTTTGTAATTAAACATTAGTACCAATCATCAGGAATAGTTTTATCGCAGTATTGAAACCCATGTCTCGTACACCATTTGGCATACGAGATAGAGTTCTTAGCTTTAGATAATTTAGTCTTACTGTTTTGAAAACAGAATCTAATATCTAGTTCGGGTCTAGCCTTCTTGATGATAAGATGCTTTCTTCTATCTTCTTTTGAGAAGTACCCTTTTGTTTCAACAATAAAATTGTCGAGGATAAAATCAGGCTTGTAGCAGCAAGTAATTTCATAATCTATTTCAAGGGTTTCGTAAGTAAATACAATTTTCTTTTTGTTTAGTGTAGCTGCAAAGTCAGCTTCAAACTTACTTTTGTATTTAGAAGTCGGCTGCTGATGATGCAGTTCTTTTTTCTTCATAACTAGGTTGTGTTTCTGCTTCAAAGTCTGGGCTGCCTGTCCATTCAGCGTGTCTTCTTACTATGACTTGTAAAGGTTGGCATCTGATACCGACACCATTAGCACCTGCATCATAACCACTACACTTCATAGACATCTGACCTTCTAAAGCTGGACTGATCTTTTCATACTCTTTCTTTTCTTCCTCTGTCATAAGACGTAAGGGATCTTCATTAGCCCAAAAAGTTACAGGTGGATTAGTCCATACATCACCATTCTGTTTAACACCACCAGCTTTCTTACTTGTTCTGATTACAAGGTAATCATCTTCAAGAAAGTAAGGTAATGATGGTTCGCCATGTTTGTTTTTTGTAAGACTAAACTTTCTGTCTGGATAGTGTTCTTTCAAAGCAACTTTCCATCTTTCAAGCAACCCTTCCAGTTGTCCAAAGATATGCTCTACTGCATCAACTTCTTTCCCCCTTTCATCTTTCATCATTGTGCCTTTTTTAATAAGACACTCTGCTTTATATTTTCTAACACCTTTGTATTCATCAGGGGTTACAAGATATGAATACCTAAAGTTAGTAGGGTTAGGTGTGACTATCTTAATAGTCTCTGGCTTGAGTTCTTCCATGTTTTTACCTTGGTTTGGTTTCCGTTTTATTGCGTCTATAAAAGACGTTCCTTAACTATACCTTGATCTTTTGTTATGTAAATATATATGGTGCTGTCAAGACATCTTTAATGTCATAGTCTCCCATATCTAGTGCTGTTGGTAATTTACTGGTATCACTTAACTGGCTTGCTGTCTGTTGATACAAATTATCTAAATTATTATCGCTATAAATTTTAAAAAAACTTTGCTTCACACATTCAATAAATTTTTGTAGTTCACTTGCAGGGCTTCCATAGCAGTCATGGATAACACAAAAGTTTGTAAGTCCATGCTTGCTTGCTTCAACTAAACTCAAGTGACAATGTGCAGCATCAAGACTATGAATATAATTACTAGGAAAACCTTGTGACTGTTTACGTTTATCTACTTTACTTCTATCAGGTTCGTTTAAATGTAACCTCATACTTGAATCGCTTAATTTAGTTCTGACAATTTTAATATCATTCTTGTGGTAGTTTTGCTGCACAAAAAAACCTGATGGTGTATGCCAGGAAATAGATTTATTTTCGTTATTAAAACAAGAAGCTGTAGTCCGTAGATATTTTAGGACTTCATAACTTTCTGGGGTTACATATTTAACTGCTTGTTCTATCATGCTTGCCAGATAAAAATTGTTCTTAAAATTTTTTGCCATAAAAACATTTTCATTAACAAAATATTTTTCTATGTAGTTTGCTATCCCGAATGTTGTTGAATTATATGGAATCATAAGTACAGGTTTCTTTATAAACTTTCTTGTTAATTTATCTTTTAACTTATACCATTCTTTAGCTTGTTCAGAGTCTTCACTCTTCAGTAATAGCAATAGAATATCAAGGATTTGTTTATATAAATCCTGTGGTTGTTTTTCATTTTGCAGATTTACTTTATTAGCTAAATGTTTATTTGATATAAGACCAGCTATATGTTGATAGCCATTATTTGTACCATCAAGGCAGCAAACATGATGAGAGATATAACCCCAACCTGTGATTTGAAACTCAGACCATTCTCTGCACCAGGCAAGGAATTGAAATGGTTCTTTTGCCTTACCCCAGATACCAACATTAGCTAGAGGATCTTTATAAACTTCTTCTGCAAGATCAGTACCTTCTATATAAGCCCACTCTAATCTTTCCTCGTATGTATGTTTATTCATGCCAAAATGATTAGCACCTGCTATGGCAAGCCAGTTTAAATCTTGTTTAGTTTTTATCTCTGCACCTTTATAAAACCTATGTAATCCTCTTGCAATATCATTACCTTGTGGGTGAAAGTGTGCAGTCATTGGGTACATACGACCAGTAAAATCAAACTGATAAACGTGATAAAATTTTTCACCAATATATCTTTTAGCTGTATCAATCATGGATAGTATCTGATACCGCTTGACCATATTCTGATGGTTCATATCATGTATTAAGGAAGCCATATATCGCCACTCTTTTCTTGCTTCTTTATTTGTATCTATATCGAGTGGTTTTGTTGGCAGTTCTGCAAGCTCCCTATCAATTAATGAACCAACCTCTATTCGTTCCTCCCAACAGTATTCAAGAGTTTCTAATACAAATTGATTTACTTCCCAGGCTGTCTGACTCGCCAGAGTTAACGCTTTCAGACTTGTTGATAAGTCTTCTGTTCGTAGTGTGTTTAGGTAGTCTCGATTAGAACTCTTTATAGCTTTTGCTTTTAGTCTGTCTGTAAAATATCCACCCTCGTCAATGGACTTCCAAGGGCGAGGTTTGTCCAAGCAAGGAAGATATATAGGAAAGGCAGCTATCCTGTTTGTTCTACCCTGTCTTATATATTTCATAAACCTTTCAGTAAAAACTACATAACTTGCTGATGTTTTACCTACTTTTTTATTAATCATTCTGACCATATTAATTTTTATCATTACCAACTCAATCAACTTAAGACCAACCTTAACCTTATTACCTCTTGTCCATGTCTGAAACTCATGGCCTTTACTGTTCATGTGATAGACCATAAGATTTCTTTTATACCTTTCATGCCTGGTATCTCTGGTATGTTTCTTTATATTCCTAAAATGTTTAGGGTCTAGTTCTTCAAACTTGGTAAACCTAAGTTCGTCTTCTAACTTCTGCCCTATCTTTAAAGCAGTAGTAACAGTTGTCTTTAGTTGCGAAGCATTATCCAGTAGTACTTTGAAAGCAATAAAGGAAACTACATCTACGTCTGGGAACTGTGAAAGAAACAAAGCAGAGACAGCTTTGACACCAACCTTACCGCTAAGACTTTCTTCTATATGTTCTTCTATGGCTTTGCTTAATCTCTGTAGTCCTGACTCTATGATGTTGCGAGCATAATAGTTCTCTGATTCTCTACCTTTTTCAATGTTTTTATTTTGTTTACTGATCTTGTTATA